TTCTTCTATAAACCAACGTGTTAATGGGTGTTCTTTTTTAAGAAGTGGAGAAAAGTCGTGGAATGCACCAGTAACTTTTTTCTCTCCTGCAATAATATCAAATCCGTAAATAGGTCCACCGTTTGTTAACTCTGGAAATAAACAAACGTGCATCATCCAAAGTTTTTTTGTATGTCTTACATCAACAACATCAACGTGAGCACGTCTTATATTTTTATTTTTCCAAGTACGATTAACCCAACCGTAATCAGGATTATTAAAACGATCCATACCGGTTTCAGTATATTCTTCACAACTTGCATTGAGAGTGTTAACAATTTCGTCTTTACACTTGATAAGTCTTTGCCAAATCATTCATCTCCCCAAACAGTTTTGTTGCACTTTCAAAACAATAGATTGCTTCTGCTACTACATTTATTTGATACGTGTTAACATATTCATTAATAATTTCTTTTACTATTCTTTTCCACTCTTTAGCATTTGCACCAAAGTCATAATACTTTTTTGCAGGTACTTTTTTAGCAATCATTTGACCGCCTGATAAATCACCTAAATGTCTAACGTAAATGTGTGCATATAATTTTTCAGGATCATCTGTAATGGTATTGATGTGTTTGATATATTCTTTTGTACTATCTGTGATAATTGGTTTTTCTTCGTTTGTCCACAACCTTGAATAGTCTTTGTGGATGTTTTCTGCTCTTTGTAAACCAGGTGTCTGTCGAAACAGGCCGTTGTGCATACCCCATTTTTCTAATTCAGCATAACATTGTAATTGATTATACAAATAGGTGGCGTAGAGTTCAGGATGAATAGAACCTGACATAAGAATTTGTACAAACTCTTGTCGTTCGGCATTTTTATGTTGTTCTAAGGTGAGGTCTTTAATGTCGTACATTTTAATTTATTCTGTAACTATATTATCTGAGTTAAATAGTATATTGCCTGAAATTGAAATTCTATCACCGTCACTTGTATAAAAAGGATAAACACAATGCACAAGCGTTGAAGGAAACATTAAAATACTTCCTTCAGTTTTTTTAGTTATTTCATATGGTTCTTGACAAATTTGTCCTAAGACATTTGTATAAGAAAATTCAAAAGAATAAAATTTTTTTTTATCAGTATTTATTCTTTTGAAATTTTTTTCTTTTTTTTCATCATAAGGAATTTTTATCCATATACTGTAACTTAAAATGCCATCGTGTGTATGATTTGGTAAAAATTCGTGTTTTTTTTGAAAATTAATCCAAGGTTTACCCATATTTAAATAGAGGTCTTTTGATAATAATTTAAAAGATGAAAGATAATTAAAAGCGTTATTATATTTTGGTATTAATTGAGAAATATAATTATTTAATTCATTAATGTTTTTTTCTACATAAAAATGGTTAGGAACACCTGTAGAAGTTAAATCGGAACTCATAACTGAATTATTTTTTTTAGCTGTTAAACATTCTTCGTATAGTGCATTATATAAATTTGTAGGCAGCTTATCTTCTAAAATACCTAAATTACGTAGATTAAAAGTCTTGTAATTTTGTGTCATATTCATTATATTTTTTTATTTTTAAAATATGCAGGTAATCCTAAATGTGGTCTGCCATCAAATATATTATCACTTGAACCTTTAGTAGCAGCATTGTTGTAGTGCAAAAATACCTGAGCACAATCTGTGCCTTCAAAAGCATCTCGCCAATGTTCACAAAGGTTGCCTTTATAAACTAACATATCACCTGGCTTTAATACAACTTTTGTTCCTTTTGTATTATCTGTAACATATTTACCATCTTTTAAACCACCTTTTTTAGGGTCTTTTTCAATAAATATAGGCCATTCATCGCCACCTAGATTTAATGTTGTAGAAATTTCACAACTAAAACGGTCTTTATGTCTATGTAATACATCATATTTTTTATAGATACGAGCATAAGCGTAAGTAGGTATTAATTTTAAACCTGTTTGTTTTTCCATTATTGGTTGCACTGCTAATAATAAAGTTTCCATAGCTATGTCAGCATAATGTGAATATGTATTTGGCACTTGTTCATCATTCCATACTCCCCATTCAGTTGTAAATGGTGAAATAAACCTTGTGTCAAAAAAAGTTCTTGCCACTTGTCGTTTCATTGAAAAGTAATTATATACAAACTCAGCTACTTTTGGTTCTATTGCTTTTTTTATTACTAAAAAATTGTTTTTTTTAAAACTCATATTTTCCTTTTTTATTTAAACGGATATCCTAAATTCCACACCACTAAAGAATATCTAGTACCTTTTGTTACTGGTGTTACTCTATGCCACACAAAACTTGGAAAAACAATAATAGACCCCCTAGGTCTTATTTCTACACACTCTTTTGTTGTTTTGTTTTTTTTCGATTCTGGGTCGACTGAATTTCTAAAATCAAATTCTAAATTACCTCCAACGTACTCAGATGGTTCGCATAAAGAAATTGTTACAGATAATTTTCTTATTTTTCCGTGTTCACCCGGAAAGGTGCCATCAGTATTTTGAGGCCGTTGATAAGGTTCTTGCCAACTATCGCAATGCCAACCGTAATATTGTCCAATACCGTATTTTGTAAACTGACAAGATTCCGACCAATCCCAATCAAAGTTCCAACCGGCTAGTCTATTAGCATCGTGTATGTATGGGTGTATTTCTTTATAAATCCAAGTATCGTTCATCCAAACAATATCGGATTTTCTTTTTTTTTGAATATTTTTGATTTCTTTTTTATTTAATTTGTCTTTATTTTGAATACCGTTTGTGGCTCCGCCTATTATGGCCATTTCTGCTTGATGTTTTTTTCCGTAATTAAGAATATCATCACACAACTTTGGAGATAATGCCGATTGAAAATAATAATAGTAATTTTTTAAATTCATAATATAAATCTTATAATATTAATATAACATATTTATATAATTTTGTAAAGCTTTATAAGTATTCATAGGTCGTTGTTAATATAAAATTTAATTGTTCTGATGTATTAGTAGTTATGTGGTATCTTTGTGTAGCTGGAAACATTACAAAATTATTATTATTTAAAGGTATTTCCCAACTTCTGCCTTTTCTTCTATTATCATCATATTCTATAAATACTTTACAAGAATCTTTGCCAACATCTACTCCATAGAGCATTACATAATCCGGTGAATGTCTTAAATCAACTGGATCTACTTGTAATAAAGATTTTGAATTTTGTCCTGTTTTGTAAATACTGCCAATTGTATTTTGATTAATTAACGTAAAACCATATTCTAATTTTATATGTTCACGTAAGTATGTCTGTAACATATCCCAAGACCTAGAAAATGGAAATTGTTTATTTTCAAGTGTAAATGATAAGATATCTTTACTTAATATTTCTCTATCTATTTCAAAACCCTTTGGCATTTCTACGTCACCATAATATAAACCTATTTCAGATAATGTAATTTTTTTCATAATATAATATTTTTTATATTAAGCTACCGAATCTTTTAAATCCCAAGTTTGATTATCTTCATTCCAAACATATTTCCAATGATGTGTGCTTGCTAAATTTTGATTAGTTTGTTCTTCAGTTAATGCTGGTGCATCACCTATTGGTGATTTCCACGATGCTGTTGAAATATGTTTTACCCACGAAGCATATGGTTTTGGTGGCCAGAAAATATTATTATCTTCGTCCCAAGTATAACCAATACCTGCATAATTTCCTCTTAATGGTATTCCACCATTTTTATGTTGTCCGCCAAAAGTGTGATAGGATGTTTGAATCCACATTTGAGCTGGCCAGTTGTTATGTCTTTCTAAATATTGTTGACCTACTGTTTCATCTTCAATACCGTCTGCGTTCAGCATATCACTATTATTCAGTGTTAATACTGTTAAAACTTTACTGTTTAATCCTATTTTTGCGAAATGTGCCATATTTTTTATTGATATTTATATCTTATTATAACTATACCTGAACCACCTGCATTAGCATTAGGTCCTCCACCTCCGCCTCCGCCTGTATTTGTTGACCCTGCCGATCCTCCATTACCGCCTTGACCACCACCTCCAGACCCACCTGGAAAAGTAGAACCAGATGGAGTATCTGTTCCTCCTCCACCACCACCTGAAAAATATCTAACTGCTGGAACTGGACCTGTAGTTCCATTAGCTCCTGCAAATCCTGTAGCAAGTACATAAGAACCTACTCCGCCGGGAGCTCCTGAGCCTTGTCCTGCGTTTCCACCTACAGCGCCTGCTCCTCCGCCTCCGCCACCTTGTGTATTAGTAACTTGGCCATCATAACCTCTACCACCAGTATTTCCCTGAGGTGGTGATGTTGGAGGAGTATTTCCTGCTCCACCTGCTGAAGGATTAGAAGTACCAGGGGGTCCTCCACCAACTCCAGCACCACCGGAACCACCTGCAAGACCTGCCGTATTGTTTCCGTTAGGTGTACCACCCCCAGCTGATGTTATTGTTGAAAAAACTGAATTAGCTCCAGAAGCACCACTACCAGCGCCAGATCCTCCTCCACCAACTGTAACTGGATAACTTGTTGCTGGAAGTGTTAAACCCACTGGATTTGCTAAAGGTGAAGTGTTTGGACCAGGCATACCAGTCGCATTAGATAATCTAAATCCGCCAGCTCCTCCTCCGCCAGCAGCGTTTGCTGCTCTTCCACCTCCTCCGCCTCCTACTACCAGATAATCTATTACGTTTGGAGTAGATGGAACTCCTGCACTTGTAACTGTAAAAGTTCCTGGACCTGTAAATGTATGTATTTTAAAATCACCTGATGTTGTAATTGTACCACCTGTGGCCACTACAAAAGGATTAAGTACAGTTGCGTTAAAATCTCTTGTTCTGGTTGTTGTTCCGTCTGTAACTTGAACTGTAAAACCAAATGTACCAGTTACAGTTGTAACGCCTGATAATGCTCCTGTTCCAGAATTGATACTAACTCCGTCAGGTAATGCGCCATTAATTATTGAATAAACTAATACACCACCTGATGTGTCAGTAACACTTATTTGAGTAAATGTTGAACCATTTGCACCTAAACTAATTGAAC